TTTATGGAAACCCAATTCCTGGTGGTCGCGGTGATGACGTTTGGCGTGATGGAAACTACGCAGGCCCAACTTACGGTGCATATGCAGCCCTAGGATACCTTAGAGGCGGAGTAGGTCCGGTAACGTATGTAAGGCTCTTAGGCACACAGGCAAGCGATGCCACAGCAGCAGGATACGCAGGATGGATGCCAGGTGATGCTTCCAAGCCTACAGATGCCATAACTACAAACGATACGGCAATGGGACTATTCCTATTCAACTCTTCTTCTACAAACATGTTTGATGCTGATGTAGGAAACGGAAGACTAGCAGCTATCTGGTATACAAATGGAGCCACTATAGCATTAAGCGGAACTAACCACGATGCTGTGGCGGACGAGGGTGTCGGCGGATTTATTGCATCGACGGGTGCCGGTCTAGAATTCAAGGCCAAGGTTGGTGACGGCTCGAATACATACGTAACAACTTTTAACTTTGACAAGAACTCTTCCAAGTACATTAGGAAGGTGTTTAACACAAACCCTATGCTAGGCAACTCAACTCACACATTAGCAGCAGATGTTGCAAACCTTGGTGAGTCGTACTGGCTTGGTGAGACTTTTGATCGATTTGCTACAACAACGACAGCAGATGATTCGGTTGATGGACATATTACCAATACAGCAGCAGGTAAAGTATATGGAATTATCTTGCCACTAGCGTCTAACGACACAGATACAAACAACTATGGTTATAAGCGCAGAGGGTTCGAAGACCCAGAAACAGGTTGGATTTTCTCACAGAACACCGCCACATCCTACACGGGCTTCGACGCCCAGAGTAACACACAAAAGCTCTTTAAGGTCAAGGCACTGAACCACGCAGAGTGGGCTTCAAAAAATATCAAGATTTCAATCTCGGATATCAGAGCTTCGAAGAATGACATTGACTCTTACGGAACGTTCACTGTCCTTGTTAGAAAGGCAAGTGACTCTGACAACGTCCCAGAAATTATAGAGCAGTTTACTGGCTGTAATTTAAACCCTGCTTCAGAAAACTACATTGCAAAGAAGATTGGTGACAGGTACATGGAGTGGGACTCCACGGAGAGAAGGCTTAAGCAGTACGGCGAATTTGATAACCAGTCTAAGTACATATATGTCGAGATGGCCTCGATAGTGGCAGGAGGCAACTCAGATCCTAGCCTGCTTCCATTTGGCTTCTATGGTCCTCCAAAGCCAAAGGATGTTACAATTTTCTCTGGTAGCTTAACCACTTTTGCACTAGGCGCGACTACAATCGCAGGAGGGACACCTGTTAATACATACTTGACAGGAACGACCAGTTTTGATGGTGGCTTGCCTGTAGACGACCTAAGCGCGACTAGCTTAATTGCTGTTGATAACACTGGAGGCGGTGCAGAACTAACAGCTTCATTCTTGTTCCCCAAGCTCCCTCTACGAGTAAGTGCCTCTGACGGTGGCCTCTCAAATCCAAAGGACGCATTCTTCGGGGTCCAGACATCTCTTTCTAGAGGTAGTAAGAGGTTCGACCCAGGCTACTCCGATTACGTAAAGGCTTCGCCAGGTAGCTCTGGAGTGTTTGCTCCTTCTGACGATTCTAGTTCAAGATTTGAGTATTCATTCATCTTTACCCTAGACGATATCAGTGGTTCACAGGGCGTGCACGTTTCTGGCTCTTCTGCAGAAAACGCAGCAGCTGACCAGTCTCTAAACGCTGCTGATAGCACTTACACATCTTCTCTTGACAGTGGATACAACAGCTTTACAATGCCGCTATGGGGTGGGTTTAACGGCCTAGACATTACAGAAATGGAGCCGTTCAACAACACTGCGATTGGTGCAAGCCCAACAGAGACTGGCAACTATGAGTATTACACTGTTAAGAGAGCAATCGATACAGTTTCCGACCCAGAGTTTGTAGAGGCAAACTTGATCAGTGTCCCTGGCATTACACAGCCAATTGTAACTGATCAAGTTATTGCTGTCGCAGAGGCTAGAGCAGATGCACTCGCAGTTATTGACATTGAGAATGCATATACTCCAAAGACAGAATCTACTCTGGACTACAAGAACAGACTTGGCTCTGTGTCTAGCGCAGTGACCTCTCTACAGAGCAGAAGAATAAACTCTTCTTACGCATGCACCTACTACCCATGGGTCCAGATTCGAGACGACATTTCAAACGCCTCGCTTTGGGTACCGCCTTCTGTCATTGCAATCGGAACGTTTGCGTCGGCAGAGGCTCGCGATGAGCTTTGGTTCGCTCCAGCAGGATTTACCAGAGGTGGCTTAAGCGCAGGTGCTGGTGGTTGGGGCGTTCTCTCAACCACAGAAAGGCTTCGTAAGATAGACCGTGACGACCTGTACGAGACTAACATCAACCCAATCGCAACATTCCCATCAGAGGGCATTGTGGTGTTCGGGCAGAAGACTCTACAGGTAACACCTTCTGCTTTGGATAGGATTAATGTTCGTCGTCTTATGATCTTCTTGAAGAAGAGAGTTTCCAGAATTGCTTCTGGCATCCTGTTCGACCAGAATGTTCAGACAACTTGGACTCGCTTCAAGACAGAAGTTGATAAGTTCCTAGGATCTGTCCAGGCAAGACTTGGACTAACGGAGTTCAGAGTGGTGCTCGATGAGACTACTACTACTCCTGATCTTGTAGATAGAAACATCCTATATGCTAAGATTTTCCTCAAGCCTGCAAGGTCTATTGAGTTTATTGCGATCGACTTCTTTATTACAAGAACCGGCGCTTCTTTCGATGACTGATGGGCAAAAAAGTTTTAGATTACTAGTTACTAACAGAAAGAATAATGGAGGAACATATTAATGAGTTCTCAGGGCTTTTGGACTACGGTTTCTAACCAGGCTGATCCAAAGAGAAAGTTTAGATTTTTGCTAACCATTGGATCTATGCCTGATGGTGCTACTTGGTATACCAAGACGGTTGACAAGCCGGAAGTAACTGTAAAGGATACTCCACACCAGTTCTTGAACCACACCTTTTATTACCCAGGCTCTGTGACCTGGAACTCAGTTAATGTAACCCTAGTAGATCCAGTTAGCCCCGATGCTTCAGCTAACCTATCAAGAATTCTTTTTGAATCCGGGTACGTCCCTCCGAGAAATGTTAACGACGTAACGACCATCTCTAAGTCAAAGGCAGTAAATGCTTTGCAGTCTGTTGTCATTAGTCAGATCAATGCCGAGGGAACTCCTGTTGAGACTTGGACTTTGAATAATGCATTCATCACTAAGGTTGGCTATGGTGGAAACCTTGCTTATGGGTCAGATGAGTTAATTGACACTACCATTACTTTCCGTTATGATTGGGCATCATTAGAGACCTTCTACAAGGCTGATGATGGTCCGCTACGCTCCGGTGGTTCAAACAGATACTGGGTACCGGGCACTTAATATAATTGAGGTGATATTTGGGTAAGAGAAATAATGCAAAGAGAGTATCTGCTCCCTCTGCTAACAATGTGACAATGCCGCCGCAAATGGCGGCTACTTCTGCTTATCAGACTCCTACGGAGTTTGTCAAGATACCGTCAGGAGGGCGGTTCTATCCTCCAGAGCACCCTTTCCACAATATAGAAGAAGTGGAGATCAAGCTCATGACAGCGAAGGAAGAAGATATTCTTGCTTCCAAGAGCTTGCTTGCTAAGGGTATTATGATCGATAGATTTATTGAAAGCGTGCTTATTGACAAGTCAGTCAGAGCAGATTCGCTTTTAGCAGGTGACAGAAACGCTATCATGCTGGTAGCCAGAAATACTGGGTATGGTTCAGACTATCTAACAAAGGTTACTTGCCCATCTTGCTCTAAGGTATCTGAGTATACTTTTGACCTGTCTGAGTATGAGATAGTGAATCCCGAGGATGTATCACAGTATGGATTACATCAAACGGAGCGTGGCACCTTTACTTATGAAGCAAAGATGTCCAAGGCCATTCTGGAAGTTAAGTTGCTTGATGGAGATGCAGAAAAGTTCCTAACTAGACTAAGCCAGAGCAAGGTGGCAAATAACCTTCCTGAGTCGACGTTAACAGACTTTCTTAAGATGATCATAGTATCTGTCAACGGGGATGTAAATAGAGCAACTGTTGAGAGTTATGTAGACAACATGCCAGCCTTAGACTCTAAGAAGCTAAGGACCGCATACAATAAGATTAATCCATCAATTGACTTGTCTAAGGATTTCCACTGTCCAATGTGTAATACTGTTACACAACTGGAGGTGCCGCTCTCCGCAGACTTTTTTTGGCCTAAGCTCTGAGGAAGTTGAGGGTGCTTATGAAGAGATATTTGCTCTAATGTATAGGGCAAATTGGTCCTTCAGCGAGTGTCACAGTATACCAGTAACTCTTAGAAGATGGTTCATTAGAAGACTACTTAAACAAGTAGAACTAGAAAACAAAAGGGAGTAACTGAATAGGTCGGGCTAAAGGTCCGACTTATTTCTTTATATACTATTTAGTATACGAGAGGGTACGGTATGGGAATCCTTAAAGATCTTATGGAAGCTGGATTCACGTCAGCTGAAAAAATAGGGCAAATTACAGCCTTAGTGGCTGCTTTGGATGGCAATGTCCAAGATGCTACTGAGTCTCTTGAAGCCTTTTCAAAGGCACTAAACGGCACTGCTGGCCCCATTGCTACTACTATAAACTCTTTTGTTAAATTTACTAGTTCAATTGGCGATCTGGTTATCGCCCAGGCTCAATACAACGGGATTATAAACGACACAGTTAGACTACTTCCTAGAATAGGTGAGCCCATGGCAGACTTGATGAAGGCTCAATATGATGCGGCAGCTTCGTTCAACGCCTCGACAGGTATGGCTGGAAAGTTCTCAGATATAATAGGCGACTTAGTTATCAATACTAGTGGATTAGGAGTGTCAAGCCAAGAAACCGCTCAAGTCATGACAACGTTGCTGTCCGGGTTTACAGACCTAACAATGGAGAGCGATGCTAGCAAGCTATCGTTAGCTGAAACTGTTGTTCAACTAAACGCACTTGGGATGGGAACAAGTGAATCTGTTGGCTCTATACAAACTCTTAGAAAAGCATTTGGAATGTCTAATGAAGAAATAAGAGACACGATGCTTGGGATCGAAGCGTTTGCAGAAGAGGCCGGGATCGATATACAGCAAATAAGTGGCAGACTTAACGCACAGTTACCAGTCTTTGCTGTCTATGGAAACAATGCAGTTGAAACATTTAAAAGATTAGAACTAGCTACTAAGGGCACGGGCCTGGCAATGGAGACCATGCTAAGCACTGTCAGAACTTTTGATACCTTTGAGGGAGCGACAGACTCGGTAGGCAGACTAAACCAAATGCTTGGCGGTCCGTACTTAAACTCTATTGAACTGGTTATGCAGACAGACCCAGTAGAGCGACTAAAAATGCTACAGCAAGCATTTGAAGATGCTGGCACTAGCGTACAAGACATGAGCTACTTTCAAAGATTGGCTTTTGTTGATATGGTGCCGGGGATAAATAACGTAACAGAACTTACTGAACTTCTTGAAGGGAACTTTGACGCTCTCGGTGACACTATTGGAACAACAGGCAAAGGGATGCAAGATATTAGAGCAGATGCTCTTACAAGACTCTCCCCTGATGAGATGTTAAAAGAAGCTCTAGAGCTAGCGTTAAAGGCAGAGAACTTAATTCCAAAAGTACAAGCTTTAACTGCCGGCTCTGTAGGGCAGACTGTTGAAAAGATGATGGACGTGTCTAAGTCACTCTCAGAGTTTACAAATGCAACTTTAAAATCTCTAGATGAAACTTTAAATGCAACAGAAGAGAAAGATTTAGTAAAAAGAATAAGAGGACCGGAAGGGACAGACGCCATAGATACCGAGGAACTTGCTAGAATCATGTCCCAGTATTTTACAGAAAATGCAGCAGAACTAGCGGAGAAAGCGGCGGTAGCTGCAACCAAAGCTAGAAAAGGTCTTGGTCCCGACGCTGGGCCTGATGATGTGATTATTAAAATATTTCAAGAAGGTATTATTGATCCTCTTAAGACAGAAATAAAAGAGGTTTTTACTACAATGGTAGACGAAATCGTTCAAGAAATAAAATTTCAATTTAACTTTACATAGGATTTATGAAAGATGGCAGATTATGATTTAACAGACATATTAGAAGAAAAAGGGCAAACGCTACAGTTCTATCAAACGTTTGCAGGAATAGACGTGTCTTTCAAGGCATTTCTGACACAATACTCAGAGTCTTTTGCTTGCAACTGGTCGGCTGAGAGCGTCTATGGGCGACCAGACCCTATACAGTCTTTTAACGGAACTTCTCGTTCACTAACTTTAGCCTGGAAAGTGCCCGCATTTAGCAAAGAAGACGCAGAGTCAAACCTTATAAAGACATCCACACTTGCAAGAATGCTATATCCAGAATATACTGGCGTAGATAACTCGAACACAATCTCCAAAGCTCCTTTAATAAAACTTAAGTTTGCCAATCTTATATATGATGCCTCAAGAGGGCCAGGAGGAGACGTAAGAACTAGCGGACTATTAGGAGTTATTAAAAGTTATTCGTGGGCTCCAGTTATAGAGGAAGGTTTTTTTGACCCAGGTAATCAGCTTTTCCCAAAACTAATAACGCTTAGCATTGGATTTGATGTGCTACACCAGCATTCTCTAGGCTGGGAGAAGCAGCAAGCAGTTCCGTTGTCCGACGAGAGGCGTGATAAGCTTGGCAAGGAAAAAGCAAGTGATATTGACGAAAGACGGGCCTCTAATGCAAAGACAGCCTCGCCAGTGTGGGGTCCAGATGCAAACTTATTCCCATGGTCGGTGGCAGTTAGTAGGGCGAATACAAGAATTGCAATTGACAACACCGTGGGTTCAACAAACGAGCAAGTAGCAATCGCCGCAGTCGATAGTGTAACTGGCAATGGAGATTAATAATGAGTAGATATATTGGAAGAAAGACGTTTTTTAATAATGATGACTTCTACACAAAGCTGTTAGATGATAGAGGCGTTACAGGAGTACGCCAATACTCTACTCCCATATTAGAGCACCCTACTAATAGGCAAGTTGCTTCGCTAAGCACTATCCCTCATGTATGGAAAGTCGGAGATAGATTGTTTAAATTGGCTCACGACCACTACGGTGATTCAAAGATGTGGTGGGTTATCGCATGGTTTAATAAAAAGCCGACTGAATCTAATTACAATATAGGTGATGTACTTTATATTCCTCACCCAATAGATAGGGTGTTATCTTACTTGGAGTCATAAGATGCCAGAGGAGAACGAAACAACAGAGGAAAAACCACCTGTAACGCCGGAAAAGGGCACTCTTGGGGAGATCATTGAAGGGTGGACTAAAACTAATGATGATGCTAGACTTGATGCTACTCTTTTCGAAAATCTTGAAGACACCGGAGGTCTTGGGGATCTGTTCGAGTCTGAGGAGATCAGTCCTGAGTTTGTTGGCCGAACTTCAATAGAAGATATTGAAAAAATACTAGTAGCAGATAGTATCGAAGAAGGTGTTCAAAGAGAAAAAGACTTATCTCGTTTACCAAGAAATGATCAATGCCTTCTAATACAGAATATAAAAAAGATTGTATCAGACAGTCCTGTTCCAGATACATCTAAAGTTTCTTTCTACTCTAGTGGCGACTATGGTAACAGAACAGAAATAAAATATAATCACATCCACAAGATAAAATCAGAAAATCCAGATACCATCTTAAATAAAATAAAATCTATACGAGGTGCCAAGAACCTATTAGAAATAAAGCCGCATGAACTTTCTTCTCTTGTTCCAACAATAAGGCTTTTTAAACAATACTATGATTACGATGGATCTGATCCTAGAGAAGTTGAATACAAATTTAATAGTTTTGTCGACCCAGTTAATGATTTACAATCTATGCTTCTTGACTCCAATCAAAGAGGTGTTGGCGTTGGTATAAAGTCTTTTTCTTATACTCTTGCAGGAGTCTCCCCCGCAACAGCCAAAAATGATATAAGAGCAGAGCTTGAAATATATGCTCAAAATTTTAATGAGTTGTACAAGGACAGGACTGGGTTGGATAACTTAGGGAACACCTTGTCTTATAGAGTAATAGACTTGATCTTCTTAGAGCCAAAGTTTAGATATTTAGAAGAAGGCGACAACAGAAAGCAAAGAAAGTTTAATCCAAATTTTTATGAAACAAAGATAGTTGCTGGGTGGGCTGCAACAGGTGGTGGGGCAGTAATAAATTCAGATCTCAATGAAGCGTTAAGGCAAACACAACTATCAATGCATTTGATCGTTACAAATCACTCTTTTAACTTCAATGATGATGGCTCTGTAACATTAAAGATATCCTTTATTGCCAGGATAGACTCAATAATGTCTGATGTTAGGTCGGATGTGTTGTTCGATCAGGAAACAAAAAATGAAAGAAAAGCAAGGAAAGATGTCGTTGACAAGCTAGCAGCCGCAGCCTCAGCGCTAACAAAAAACAATGAAAATGCTAATTTAAATGAAGAAATAAAAGAACTTAAAGCAGCTTATAACGAAACCCTGGAGCTTCAAAGAGAATCGTCATACCTCTCTCTCCTAAGAGACTTGGTAAACAAAAATCTTATTTATACAATGGTTATCGACAGCGCAGAGCTAGATCCTTCTGAGGAAGAACTCCAGGGTACTAGGGCAATACCAAGGTACGAAATAATTCAAGCCCTTTGTAATGCTGGTGACGAAGAAAACATCACATTTCAAAACATCATAAAGCCAGGAGCTAGATACGTTAACTATTTCTTCCTTGGAGATTTGTTTGCTCAAGCAATTGATAATGTAATAACACCACCACCAGGCAGCAATACGGAGCTAAATTACCAAAAAACCAAGTTCCTACTAGGACCGCTAGTTGCTGATGACTTCTCCGAAGAGTCCGGTGAGATTGCTCTTAACTTAGCAGACATACCAATATCTGTAGATCTTTTTAATGAATTTATGCACGATAAAGTTGTGAAGAAAAGAAGGAACTCTTATCCTCTAATGAACTTTATGAGAGACATAATTAAAGACTTGTTCTTTGAGGCAATGGCACCAGACTGCATAGGAGACGAAAAGCAGAGACTACTTCTAGATACATCAGAGTTTTCTGTGAATGCCATGAAAGGTGGAAGCGACCCTATGTTAGATATAATGGGCTCAAGCTCCTACCTTGACTTGGATGGAGTGTTTAAGGAAAAGGGCCATATATTTAATTCTTTTAATAATAGTCTTTCTAACACCTATAATTATTTTCTTATATACGTATTCAATAGAGCCTCGACCTCTCTTGCTTTCGATCAAAAGAAGGCAAAAGCAGAGGGCGTTATTTCTCGCTACGATAGGGACCTAAACTATGGCATCTACCATTTGCTAGTCGGCAGTGATAGAGGCATAGTTAAGAAGATGAGCTTCAGTGCTACAACACAAAAATTCCTTAAAGAAGCTAGGTACTTAGAGAGAGACTTCAACCCAGAACTTCAGCTAACAAACAGATACAATGTTGTTGTTAATCTAGTTGGTAACAACCTATTTTTCCCAGGACAAAGAGTATACATCAACCCAGCGGGCCTAGGTTCATCCCTCTTGGGAGATCCGGGTACGCCAACATCCCCGGCAAATATAGCTGGAATTGGAGGGTACCACATAATTAAGAACGTTGTATCTACGATCTCTTCAGCCGGGTTCTCTACAACAATAGACTGCCTATATGAAAGCAGCGGAGATGGCACAAGCGCAGAAGTAAGCAGAGATGAGACTGTCGGAGAGCAGGTACTGGACCTGCAGCAGCTAAAAGAAGAGATTAAGACCATAACAGTAGCCCTACAGGAAGCAGAAAGGAGTTAAAGATGGCTAGGCGATTTAACGGCTCGAATAATGTATCAAGCTCTAGGGCGATCTTTCAGCAAAAAAAGAAGTATGAAGTGCTAGCTGCTCCGACTCGCCTGATAGATAGTCAAGAAGTTTTTAGAGATTTCTGGTTTGTCGAAAACATGTACTATGGGAAGATTGATAGGCTTCACAACTTTGTAATAGCAAACAATTCTAAGCTTGTTACTATATCTGACGGTTCCGGCAACACTATTACTACATTTGATTTTGTTGCCGAGGCCCTAAAAAGAGTACAAGCGGAGTATTCCAAGGCAATATCAACTAGCAAAATACAAAAAGACGATCAATTTTTATCAGAGCTTACTTACTCTAAGGGTCATATAAATATTTTGTCCGAGTACGACAAGCATATCTCTGATATGGCAAACAAAATTAATAGAGAAGCCATAAGAAACAGCAAAGAAGTAGAAAACTTTCATGATTTTATAGACTTCTTTCTTAATAGAGTATTTTTGTCTAAAACAAGAGACCCGGTGACACTAACAGGGTTTATTTCAAGTAGAATGTCGTCTCTCAATACAACAGGTTTGTTTGTTGAGCTTTCTGAAGTTGGCTATGATAATGATTTTCAAAAAGTAAATGACTTCTATGACAGGCCAAACTACAAATTTCTAATTAGCACCTGTTTGAAGCACGGATTCCTAATTGACTACAACGTTCCATGGCGCTTGTGTGCAAATATAGGCTCTGCCGAGATGGAAAGATACATGTCTATTGTTGGAACAAGCTCACAAGATTTGTTTGAAACCCATTATGACTCGTCTTATATAAATAACATATCTTATCTTCTTGATTATCTCTTAAAATACTACAATAGATTTATAGCAATCAAGCCTAACATAAAAAGAACAAAATATTATTACAATAGAGGACTTGAAGTCTACAGATACAATGATAAAAGACCTAGATTTTCAAGAGAACTGTTAGATGAAGAATTTGATTTATCTTATAGAGCAAATCTTTATGCAGAAATAAGAAATTTTGAGACAAATTATCGATACAGTAAGCCAAATCTAGAAAGTATAAAAGAGAACGCGGATCAAAAAATATTAAACGCTGAAAGCCGTGGACTACTACAGAGCGAGAGAGAGAATATTGTCTACGGTTATGTCGAACATCAATTTAAAGGGTTCTTCAACGATTTAGGTGCGAACAACGCAGTGAGAATCAAGAGAGAACTGGAGAGAGAAGGCGAATCTAGTGGACACAAACTCAAGAGCGTGCTAGAAGCTTCCGTGAGGCAAGGAAGAAACACTGTCTACTGAGAGGTTTTGTGTATTTTCAGACAATCGATACGAAACAAGAGTGTAATCTGATCTACGACGGTAAGACCTTGGCAGATTACGATAGCGAGCTAGTAGGAGAAAGAACTTGGTCTCATTCTTGCTTTGTCGATAAGGACGTGGAGTATGCTTACCTCTATGCCAAGAGCGATGTCTCGCAGGCATGCCCAGAACACCTCAAGCTTGCGCTCAAGGAGAGCCACGACAGGATGAGGGCCTTTTACATCTCCTTGTCCGAAGCGAAGATAGACCTAAATCGTCATTGTTTCTTTAACCTTGTGCCGGATTCTTTCATCATCGAACATTGTGAACTAAAGAACAAAGTTTGTAAGCATGTTTTTGAAACGGTCGACAAGCCAAGTAACTATGCTTTCTTATCTGACCTGCACAAGCTCACAGTTGAGCTATCAACAAATCGTTTGAACTTGGATTTTTCAGAAGTTGCTAGAAAACGCGCAAGTATGTCTGAAATTCAAAGGGTAAGGAGAATTTCCAAGTCTTCTCCTTATGTGAAGTACAACATCTTTGGCTCAAAGACCGGAAGACTCACCACATACAGTAATAGCTTTCCTATTCTTAATCTAAAGAAGGAATACCGAGGCGGACTTCTCCCAAACAACGATTATTTTGTAGAGCTTGATTTTAATGCTTTTGAACTGCGCATTCTTTTGTACCTGCTGGACAAGCAGCAGCCAGACTCTGACATGCATGAGTGGAATGCCAAAAACCTTTATAGAGGCCTTGTAACCAGAGAGGAAGCGAAGAAGAGGGTCTTTTCTTGGCTGTTCAACTTAGATTCCAATGACTACCTGTCCGAAAGAGGGTACCAGAGGGCTCAGATTATCGATCGCTATTGGGATGGAGAGAGGATTTGCAACCCGTTTGGTAGGAAAATTGACTCTGACAAGTTCCATGCGACATCCTACCTTATCCAGAGCACGGCAGCAGATATTGTTTTGCGTCAGCTAGTTAAGATACACAAGTTTTTAAAGAATTACGACTCAAAAATCGCCTTTAGTATCCACGATTCTGTCGTTCTAGACATAAAAAAAGAGGAATTGGGACTAATTAAAGAGATAAAAGATATATTCTCAACCTTTAGGGGTGTGAAGTTTAAAACTGGCGTTTCTGTAGGCGAAACCTTTGGTCAAATGAGGGGTGTTGGGTGAACATTGTAGGTTTGGGGACTGCGGGCTGTAATATAGCTCAATGCTTTTCTAAGTATCCCCAATACAAGATCTTTCTTATTGATACTGAAGAAAGAGAAGGAAACCTTTTAAAGGTTGAGAGGCATAAAAATATAGAAGACTATGAAGCTAATGTGCCTTCTATAAAAGATTTTGTATCTGATTCCGGGGATGATATTATGCTTATAGTTGGTGGGTCTGGAAGCCTGTCCGCTATGTCTCTAGCTATCCTTGGACAGATAAAAGAAAAGAATATCACTGTTGTCTACATACAGCCCAAGCTTTCTAGCCTGACTGGCAAAAAGAAGTTGCTTGAGAGAGCCACGTTTGGTATACTGCAACAGTACGCAAGATCAGGTTTGTTCAAGGACATGTATCTGATAAACAATCAGAACATTGTAGAGATAGCTGGACAGTTGCCTGTGATTGGGTATCATGATAAGATAAACGAGATAATCTGTAGTAGCATTCACTTCATAAATGTTCTTCAAAATACAGACTACATTTATGGAAATATCGAACCAAAGGAAGATGTTTGCGCTATCTCTACAATCGGGCTATTAGATGTAGAGACTTCCGAGGAGACTTTGTTTTTTGATCTTGACCTAATTCGAGAAAAAGATTATATGTATACTTTCAACCGCACTAGGCTGCTGGAGAGTTCAAATATAATACCACAAATTGAAGCGAAGATGGAAAAAAAGACAGAAGATTGGTTGACAAAGATTTCATACCGGTTATATTCGACCGACTACGACAGTGACTTTGGATATTGTGTTTTTAGAACGTCAAAGGTTCAGGGGGAAACAGTTGACAGCTTATAAGGGCGTATTTTTGAAGCCTAATGGGAAAGAGCGTACTATGTATTTCGTCAAGCTAGACGAACTTGAGGCAGCAAAGCCTGGGTACCTAAACGCTAAGACTACAGGTACAGGTCGCTCACCTATGCAGGCCCCAGGCAAAGAGCTTGTGTGGGATCTGCAAGCGGGTAACTTTAGAGTATTTAACTATAACACTATAAGAGGACAGATTGTCCCCTTTGAATTTGACGAAAATAGATTAATTTGACAGCTTTAGCGCAAAGGAATATTAGCCTTTGCGACTATAGGGTAGCCACCCAAAATTCATTACACAGGAGAAATAAAATGGCTATTGATTTGAGCAAGATGCAGCAGAAGATGAACCGCCTAGAGGGCAAGCGCCAGGAGTCTATTTTTTGGCGTCCACAGGACGGTGAGCAGACAATTAGAATTCTGCCAGTGGCAGACGGAGATCCTTTCAAGGAGTTCTGGTTCCACTACAACCTGGGCAACAACCGAGGTTTCCTCTCCCCAAAGCGTAACTTTGGAGAGGCCGATCCACTAGACGACTTTGTCCGTCAGCTATTTAACTCTGGCACGGATAACGACATTAAGATGGCAAAGAATCTCATGGCACGCCAGCGTTTCTTCTCTCCAGTCATCGTGAGAGGCGAAGAGGAGAAGGGTGTTCGCATCTGGGGATACGGCAAGACAGCCTATAAGGAGCTAGTTGGGCTTGTCCTTAACCCTGACTATGGCGATATCACCGACCCGGAGACAGGCACCGACCTGGTACTCCAGTACGGGAAGCCACCAGGAGCGAGCTTCCCACAGACAAACATCACTCCACGTAGGCGTTCCTCGTCTCTTGGATCTGATGATCAGATTTCAGATTGGGTCAACAACATTCCAGAGTTTGACAAGGTCTTTTCCGATGTCCGTAAGACTCCCGCAGAGGTGGGCCACATGCTTGATGAGTGGCTCGCAGGGGAGACTGACGGTGGTGAGACTGAGAA